CCCCTTGTTAGGGGGGTGGGAAACCTTACCCACAAGCAGTGAGGTTGAATCCCAACAAACAGCAGGCTGTGGAGCCTGTGCAAGTGAAATCCACCTCGCGTTCCAACCTACCCCTATGCCTATTGTATGTTGACTTCTAAAATGGTATATAACAAGGTGATTCTTAACGGTACTAATATTAGTCCCCTTAAGGTTATCTTCTTGTATCCATCATTAGTCCTCATCATGACAGCTAGGAATGGGATAGAAATCTCTGACCTGGGCCTATCGTACGGCCAGCGGTTGAGAAGGCTAGCACCCTAACTCAGTCGTGGGTAGGGACCTATCACGCGATGCAATTTTATATTAGATATTGCTTTCTACAATAGACTAAGTACGATAAGGAAGTTAATCCCTATAGTATTAGCCTTGTATATTAGCAACTACCCAATATATAATGATCGTGTGCTTAAGTTTCTTGATACGTTCTCTCATAATGTGGACCAACAAGGCTTAAAGCAAACGCTCCTAAGATATAAGAATCTTAGGTTGTCTGTTTTAAGGTACCTTAGTGGGAACCCACTTTATGAACTTGAGTTTATTGCACTAACTTCTTCAGGTTTTCCTAAAGAGTTGAAGCAATGGGAAGCAGAGATTAAAGATAATGTCGATTCTCAAAGAATTCTGCTCACATTACTAAATGTGGGTAGAGCTTTTAAAATCGAACCTACCTTTTCCCCTGATACCATTACTACACCTTCTAAAGGTTTACCTCATTTAGAGGAGGCCGTTATTGGCGCTATCTGTAAGAATTTAGGTATCAATTCTCAAGAGCTATTATGGCAGCAGTTTCATTTCTCTACCAAAAGTGGTCCTAACGGGCCTGCTATGGTAACTGCACTTACTGACTTGGACGCCTTGTCACCTCAACAAAAGGATGATATTTACCTTTTGGGTGGTGAGGCGCTTCAAGTAGCAATGCGGAAACCATATTTTCAGACTCCGCTAGGGCACACTATGATGGAGTTATGGACTACTGTTCATAATAAGCCAGAGAAGTATACTCGTAAACTTAGCTACTTTAGTGATAAGGAGGGGAAGACAAGGATTATTGCTATTCTTGATTATTGGACACAAACTTGTTTATTTCCTATTCATGATTCCCTGATGGGAATCTTGAAGGGGATTAAGCAGGATTGTACCTTTGATCAAGATAGTTTTATTTCCAAGCTTCCACCTACTGGTCCATACTACTGTTATGATCTATCCGCAGCCACAGACAGGATGCCTGTGACGTTGCAAGAGCAGGTATTAACCTACTTGCTTGGAAAAGATAAAGCAGCAGCATGGAAACGACTGCTTGTTAGAGATGCGTACCTTGTCAAAGACCATAGCCCTGTTATGTACAGAGCGGGTCAACCGATGGGGGCGTACTCATCCTGGGCAGCGATGGCTTTAACCCATCATGTCCTTGTTCAATATTCTGCATTCCTCGCTGGGGTTACTACCCCAAACGAGAGATTTACAGGATATGTGTTACTCGGAGATGATCTGGTTATCGCTGATCGTGAAGTAGCCTTCCAATATAAGGCCTTGTGTCTTCTCCTCGATATGCCTATTAACGATAGTAAATCACTCGTATCTATTGATATGTTTGAGTTTGCTAAACGAATAGTGTATAAAGGGGTTGAGATTTCAGGCTTCTCTATTGGGGGTCTCTTAGAGACACAGAAGAAGTATTCACTTCTTCATGAGTTTCTAAGGAACCAAGCTATTCACGGATGGAACATGCCTATAGGTAAGCACCCGGACTTAATATCAGCCATATTAGGGCTTTATGGTAAATTCTCTCATCGAGAACGTATCATAAAACTTTATATGGTGTATCACTACGTATCTGATTTTCATAGAAATATGAAGTCAGGTACCTACATTGACCGTATCCAATCTTGCGAACAGTTAATTCTGTCCGTAAGAGAATACTTCCAACGTAGCTTTCCTTTATGGGAGGTTTTATCACCCCCCCAGATGTATAATCTGCTAGTGGACTTTGTCCAAGAGGTAAAGTTAAGAATAGTGGTACGAGATATTGAGAAGTTGTTTGATGATAATGCAAAGATACAGAAATCTGTAGATTTACCTTATCGTCAGCACTTCCCGAGCTTGAGTGTCCAACTATTGCAAGCTCTTAGACGTGAATGCAACCCAATAACAGAGGTTGTTAATCGCCTTCTTAGAAAGTCCGTAGAGGAAGCTAACACTTTGGTTAGTGATCCTACTGTGGATATTTTCGAGATCGGGATTAGCAAGTACTTTGTTGGTAAGGAAGTATTCAGCCTAAGACGAGCTCGTAGCATATCTCTTGCACAAGCCCAGTTGACTAAGCAGCTACTAGATGTATGGCAAGACCGGGCCTTAGAGGCTGTCCCGATGATCCAGTATATTCATAAGTATACTGGTGTTCATTTGGAGAGTCCCCTAAGGGTGAACCGATCTTCCTTATCTAGGAAACATACGTAATCACTTTATGTTGTGTAGTTCTATATACTCGAGCGGGCACTGAAAGGTGACTATTGGAAGTCTCTGGTATTCCGGCCTTGTGTTATGCTAGTAGCACAACAAAGGATGTCCGGAGCCAAAGTGCCAATTGTCACCACCGATCCTATGTGGTCGGGGGCTTCAGTGACTCGGTTTCCCC